AGGCCTCCGTCTGGTAGCGATCGTTCTCGCCCAGTGCGTAGCGGTTCACGCGGTCGAGCAGCTGGGCACGGTGGTCGCCGTAGAGCTGATCGAACAGCGCTTGCTGCCGCGGGTTGGCGAGCCCGGAGCGGTACTTGGTGGCCCAGGTATCCAGCGACTGCTGCACCGCAGCCGGCGCCTGCAGCGCTTTGGCGCCCTGGTAGCTGTAGACGCCCGATTGGTTGTTCGGGTCGAACAGGTCGACCTCCTGCTGTGACAGCGCCACGCGCGCGGCGTTGGCCTGCGCCGCGTCGGCCTTGGCCTGCTCGCGCTGCTGGATCTCGAACAGCTGTCCACTCGCCTGCATCAGCGCCGAGCTGACGCCACCGTCGAGGCCTGCAGCCGTGACGTTCGGCCCGCCGCCGCCGGAGATGCTGGCGCCCGACGGCCCGATGCCGCCCTGAGATACACGCGGAACGATGACGGCCATTACCAGCCACTCCTGCTCTGCCCTGCCCATCCGGTCGACAGGCTGCCGCTGCCGGTGTACGAACCACTGGTCATCAGCGTGCCGCCCGATGATCCGGAGCTACCTGCTGATGAGGCGCCGCTATAGGACCCCGCCGCATATCCAGCTGCCTGCGACGCACCCTGCAGGAACGTTCCGAACTGCTGCGCGCGGCCATTCCACTTCGCGTATTTCCCAGCCGCCTGCGCCTCCAGCCCCTGAACCTGAAACCCGTAGGCCTTCAGTGAGGCGTTGATGCGTGCCTGGCGCTCGTCCTGTGCCGTGAACATGGCGGTGTCGCCGAGAATGTCCGCGGCGCTACCGGTGGAGAAGTCAACGTTGTTGGCGGCGAAGGCGGCGAGCTGCTGCCCGCGCTGCAGATTGCCGCGTATTCGTGCCTGGTCTGCGGCATAGCTGCCCTCGGCATTGGCATTGATCGCGTTCTGGTCGGCCAGCTTCTTCTGCTGCTTGGCCACGCCCTGCTGGTACTGCGAGGCCTGGTTTTCCTTGTACATCCCATACGCGGTGCCCACCGCCGCGACGATGTACGGGATGGCGGCTACATAGCACATAGGAGGAACCTCGCGTACGGTCCATGCGTGTTGAACGTGGCGCCTAGCCACGCCAGCCAGCGCATGCAAAGGGTGTTGTCGGTGAGCATCACGTTCGAGAGCGCGCGGTAGTGCGTCAGCAGTTCCTGCACCACGGGCCGCGAGGCGCGGGCAAAGGCGCGCCAGTCGCGTTGCAAGCGGTCGGTGCCGAGTAGCCATGCGGTGCCGATACCGCCGCCCATCAGGGTGTCTTCGGTGACGCCGAACATCGCCACCGGCTCGCCATCGAACAGGGCTGCCCAGCGCGGGCCCATTCCGTGCGTGCTGTGCTGCAGCGCCTCCAGCGGCTCCATGCCGCCTATCTCACGACACTCGCGCGCATCGACATCGCGCATGTGCTTGGCGATGTGCTCAAGGTGCGCCGGCTCGACCGGCACGATGCGCACGTCAACCACCGGCGACACTCACTTCGGCGATCACGCCCAGCACGGTCAGCGGCAGCGGGTCGTCCTGGCGGATGAAGATGCGGCCCGTGGTATCCCAGTCCGAGTCGATGTAGCCCTGGATCAGGTCCTGCTGCAGCGAGTTGGGGTTGTAGTAGCCATCGGAGACGCGCCGCGGCTTGGCCTCGCGCAGATGCGCCGAGTCCTTGCCTACCTTGGCGCCGCGCGAGTCGTTCACGATCAGCGACACCTGCGTGATCGCCTTGCGCTTGTCGCGCACGGTCTCCTGTCCGAAGGCATTGATGTCGAGGGTTTCGAGATCCGCCTGAATCGGCAGGCCGATATGCACCACCGCCGCCGGGTAGTCCAGCGTGATCTGGCCGCCGGTGACGGCCTGTCGCGGCTTCACGTTGCCATCGGCCAGGCACGCCACCGTCTGCCCTTCCAGGTGGCTCAGTCCGGAGAACGTGAGCGGGCAGAAGTCCCACGTCCCGAGCGCGGTATTGCGATAGCTGACTTCCACATCGCCGATCGCGCGCACTGTCACGACCGTGCCGCTGGTATAGGCCTTGATCTGGACCACACGCACGCCGGGATTGCCGTCCACGGTCGTGCTGCCGTCGTACAGCTTCACCCAGTCGCCGACGCTGGATGCGGCGAAGATGGATGCGCTGCAGGTGAGTATCAGGTCTTCCTCAGACGTCCAGGCCGTTCCGCCGGTGAGCGTCATGGTTGCGCCCGGCGCCAGCGTGCTGCTGCGACCGTCGTAGGTGAGCCCGCAGTCGACGAAGAAGTAATCGCGCTGGTCACTGAAGAATCGCGACTTCAGACGCTCCACATAGCGCACCGTGGCCCCGTTGATGACGCGGCGAACGATCATGTACACCGCGTCCTCGTCTCCTTCGGTGACCGAGCAAACCGACTCGACGAAGCCATTCACGCTATCGCAGCGGAACCAGCCCATCACCTGCTGCTCGCGCATGTAGGCGAGGCCGAGCAGGACGCCGTCGTCGCGCACCGCCCAGACCACCGAGAAAGGCGTCTGCTGGTAGGTCCAGTCGACGATGGTATGCCCCTGCACGAGGTGCGAGGCGAACACCGTCAGGTCGTTACCGGTGTAGCTGTCGACCGCGAACTGGTAGCCGATGTCGCGAACGTAGGAGCCGCGGCCCTGAACGAATAGCCCGCTATCACCAACCACCAGACCGGGCAGTGAGGACGCGCCATAGTTCGACTGCGGCGAGAAGCTGACCGTCGACGGCGTGATGACGTTGTTCGATCCGGCGCCGACCTTCCACTCCGCGCCGGTGGTGAGCATCACCATGTCCTTCAGCGGGAGCAGGTCGGTGATCGCATTCACCTGCTTCGCGCTGAGCGTCGCGGTGATCGCGTCGTCGTCAGCCGTTGGAACGCTCTTGCCGAAGTTGGAGAAGTTGCTGATGCGCGTGGTCCAGATCGACTGCGGCCGATCCGGCGTGCCGGCGAACCACAGGCGCCCGGCGAAGTACTCCACCTCGCCCGGGTAGCCGGTTTTCGGCCCCCAGGCGCCAAGCGCCCAGATGTCGCTGGCGTTGACGGCGCCCTGTGCGTACTCCTTTACCGAGATCGCCGCACCATTGGCCGGTGCGTTGTAGAAGGTGATCGTGTGCGCGACGTTGTCGATGGTCCAACCCTGGTCAGCCATGGCTCGTCACTTCGCCGGAATGAGGTTATGGGTGCTGATGTAGCGGTCACGCTCGCCGCCGGCTGGATAGTTGCGGTCGCCGGCGTAGATCTTCGCCACCGGCTGCACACCGGCATCGGTGACGCGCACGATGCGCTCCCACTGGAACGCCAGGTCGTCACCGCCGACGGGAAGTGACAAGCCCTCCAGCTCGTCGCCCAGCACATAGCCGCGCTCGAGCGTCTCGCACTTCGTGCACTGGGAGATCACCAGCCAGGCGCCGCTTTCGCTCTCCAGGCGCCAGCACGGCTGCATGGACACGCCGAGCATCTGGGCCGCATCGTGCTGGATGGCGAGCGTTTCGTGGTCGAGGCAGGCGATCGGCTGGCCCTGGCATTCGGCGGCCACGATGCCTCCCGGTAGGAAGCTGGCGATCGCGACGCAGGAGTCGGCTGGACCGGTCGGATAGGTCGGTCGGTTCGGGTCGTCAGTGGTCGGCGTCCCGTCGATCGTCACCGCATACAGCAGTGGGTTGTTTGAGGTGTTGCCGGCGATGGTGAATGTCTTGGTGACGCCGTCACCCGTCAGCGACCAGGTGCCTCCCGGCGTGCCGGCGCCGCCGACCACACCCGAAGGCAGTGGCTTGACCACGAGCGCATTCACCGCGGTGCCTGAGACGTAGCTCGTCACCTTCACGATGCCGTAGCCGGAGTCGACGTATTCCCACAGCACGCCGACGGAGTAGTTATTCGTGCCGTCGCTGCGCACGTCACCCGGGCCATCCCACTGCGATCCGGTGTCGTGCTGCGGCGCGTTACCGCCGGTGAGCACGTAGGTGCCTCCGCTGCTGAGCTGAGAGGCACGGTAGGTCTTTCCGGCATTGCGCCGGATCGTTCCGACCGTGACGTTCTTCTCGCCGGACGTCCACGGCTTGTATGCGGAGAGGTTGGCGTTCTCCAGGTAGATCAGCATCCCGACCATGTCGGCCGAGAACGTGCCAGCGGTGTTGCTGGTCACCGTGACATTACCCGCCGTGCCGCTGGCCGCCAGTTTCAGCGCCTGGTTCGGGTTGATCGGCTGGAACGGTCCCTCGTAGACGGTGAACTCGCCGAAGCTGAAGGACGATGCGCTCAGGCGCTTGAGCGTCTGTGGCGGGTAGCTGCGGTGCACCAGCTGCATCACGTCCGCCGACTGGGTGAAGCGCACATCCCAGATGTCGTCTTCGGTGTATGGCGTTGTCACCTGCACCGGGTTGTTGCTGCCGTCGACCAGCTGCGCGCCGTTGGTGAAGAACCGTGCGTACAGGTGACCCAGCTCGATCACGTAGGTCTGCGTGGTGTTGAACTGGAACGGGATCAGGCGGCTCTTGCGCGACCCGCTGTCCTTCGTCGGGTTGATGAACTGCGTTCCGGGGCGGTTGTAGCAGCCGCCGTATGCCGACACGATCATGTTGCGGCAGGTGCGCAGGCTGTTGCCGTAGCGCGCCAGATCGGTGCGCGCGTACAGGCTCGGGCTGATCTCGCCGCCGGTGAAGCTCGGTTGCAGCGCCTTCATAGCCGCGCCTGCACCGCGATCGAGTCGGGCGTCGGGTCGTCGGTCGCCTCATTGAGCGACTTCACCTGCGCGTTCATCAGCGCATTGACGTATTGGCGCTGCGCGGCCTGCGCGACGTTCGGGCCAGTGGGAGCGCCCAACATGGGTGCGGCAATCTCCGATGCGATGCGCCAGGAGACCGCGTCGCGGAACGGCGCATCAAACTGGTTCGGATCGGTGATCTTCGCCGTGTAGAACAGGTAGGCCTGGGCGAGATCGGTGACGAGGATCCGCCGACGCGTGGTGCTCGTCGCGGCCTCGCTCATCACTTGGAACGGATACGGCTGGCGCTGGTACTGCGTGCCGTCGTAGCAGTTCCAGCCGCTCAAGGTGTTGACGTACAGATTGCGCACGCCGCTGCTGTCGGAGAGCCGGCGCGCGGCCAGGCAGTCGATCGGATAGGCGTACTTGTAGGTCCATCCCGGCGGTGGGTCACCACTCACCAGCGCGAGCGTTACCACGCCACTGGCGAAGTTCCACGGGAAGTCGGTAAGCACCGCCTCGATGCAGACGTCGTACCACAGCCGATACAGGTCGCCCGCCTTCGTGTCCTCGTTGGGATCGGCGATGAACTTGTCCGACCCGATGCGAGACAGCGCCTGGTTGTAGATCTGGATCGCGGAGGACATGGGCTACCTCAAAAAGAGAGGGGCCCCTTTCGGAGCCCCTCGAAGTCCACTGTCGTGGGGAGTTACTTGTCGCCAGCCGGCGCCTTCTTGCTGCCGGCCTTGCCGTCCTGACCGCTTTCGGCCTCCTTGGCCTCGATCGCTTCCAGGTTGGCGCCGGCCTTCACGCCATCGGGCAAATGCACCTCATCACCGGGGTGATGGAGCGACCCATTGATGAACGAGGTGTGCAGCACCCGGTACCGCTGCGCGGTGAACGACACCGCCTTGCTGCGCGGAGCAGCCTTCTTTGCACCCGTCATGTCAAAGCCCTCCTATCAGGCGTTGGTGGCGATCGGCTGACGATCGGCGTAGGCGCGGTAGCGCGACACGTCCTTGGTCAGGAAGGCGTTGATCTTCCCGGCGGTGAACGGTCCCGTGGCAACGGTGTACTGGATGCCGAGGTACTGCTCGTAGTCGCCCGGCGGCAGTTTCACGGCAGCCTTGTAGCCGGCCACCAGAGATGCCACCGGTACCGCGCTGAGCGGCGTGGCGTGGGTCGTCGGCGAGGTGGCGAGGTTGGCGGTGGAGTCCGAGACCAGTGCCGCGGTCAGGGTTGCGGCGCCGGCCGCGGTGAACGTGGTGTCCACCGAGAACACGAGATACGTGTCCTCGCCCGTGCCGATGTCGCGAAGCACGTTGTCGTTGACCGGACCGAGGTCCGCCACGTTGCTGGAGATGGCCGTGGCGGTGACCGCCTGCGCATCGGAGAACTCGAGATTGGCGTCGAGAATCATGGTGTGGTTCCTCTGAGCTTGAATGGGGGTGGACGGTAAGCCGGCGAACCGGCTTACCGCTGAGGCGTCAGACGACGCGCGCCTCGGTGTTCAGCAGCGCATCGACGCGGCGGCACGGAACCTCCGACGCCATCAGCACCCGCTTGCCGTAGAGCTCCTCGACCGTGAGGGTCGAGTTCTTCACGGCGTTGACCTGCTGCTGGCGCAGGATCGAGCGGACCGTCCGGTTCATGTAGAACGCCGGACGCACACCGTTGAGCGAGTGGATGCGCTCCAGCGCCTGCGTCATCAGGTTGATCAGCTTGGCGCCACTGGACGCATCGGCCACGAGGGTGGTGACGTCGATGTTTGCGATGCGCACCACGTAGCGCCAGTCGCGCAGGGCCATGCCGCACTTCCACTGGTAGTGGTCGCTGTAGGCACGGAAGGGATTGTTGTTGGCGTCGTACACCGTGCGCAAGCCGAGATCCTCGTGGAACAAGCCCGCCTGCGACGCCTTCGGATAGATGCCGTGGACGGTCTTGGGGCTCCAGCCGACCAGCCAGATCGATGTGTTGGTGGATCCGGTGCCGCCGGCGTCGATCACGTTGTCGCGATTCTCGGCGCCGCCGACCGTGGTCGGGACGTCATCGAAACGCGGCGCCAGGCCGAGGAAGCTCTCCGGCACGGTGATGTCGTTGCCGTAGAACAGCGTGGTGGCCATCTTCTGGTTCATCGACTCGATGAACGCGGACGACTCGGACATACGCCATTCCGGCGAATTTCCGTTGAGCTCGGCCACGTCCTTGTCGACGTCCGACCAGGCCTCCAGCATGGCGGTCGCCTCGTCGATCTGGGCGGTGGTGGACTTGCCACGCGGTACGCCCTGGTTGAGCTTGCGCCAGGCTGCATCCGGCAGGCCGGTGCGCACAGTCACACGGTGACCGGTGGGCAGGTTGCCCTCGATCCAGGGCATGTCGTCGAGGATCTCATTGTCCTGCGACAGCATCTCGGTGATGACGGCGGCCTTGCCGTCGGGGTCGAGCCGCTTGGCGACGTCGAGCAGGGTAGGCCAGGAAGAGGAAAGCGTGGTCATGATGAATTACCCCTTGGTCTGTGAGGTCGGGTTATCGAAGAGCACGGACGCGGGCGAGCGAGTTGTGCCGCCAGCGGACTGGCTGTTCACGAACTTGTCGTCGGCGATGGCGTTGCCGATGCGGTAGAACAGGCGAACCACCTCGGGGTGGTTGCCCAGGCCGGTCTGGTCGAGGACGGTGCGCAGCTCCGGAGTGGCGAACTGGTCGCGGGCCTTCAGCGCGACCTTGAGCGAGGCGTCGAACTTGTCGCCGCCGTACTCCTTGTCGCCCTTGGCCTCCGTGGCCCACTGCGTGACCTGCTGCTGGTGCGCTTCCTGCTGCTGCGCCTGGACCTTCTGGACCAGCTGCGCACCCAGCGGAACGAGCTTGTTCGCCTGCTCGTTCGTGAGGTTCAGCTCGCGGGCGACGCCCTCAAAAGCGGTGGTGGTGTCCGGCTCCAGCTGAAAGCCATCGGGGGCCGTCAGCTCGTACTTATCCGGGGCGCCAGCCGGCTGGTTGCCGTCGCCTTCCTTGGGCGGATCGCCAGCTGCCGGCGCCGCAGCGGGCGCAGGGGCTGGCGCCGCAGCCGGAGCAGCTGCGGGTGCAGCGGCGGGTGCTGGCGCAGGGGCTGGGGCTGGAGCGGGTGCCGGTGCGGCTGCGGGCGATCCCGCAGGTTGACCAGGCGTATTCGCACCGGCGGCCGCGTCCGCGGGAGGTGTAGCGGCGGGGGCTTGATCTGCCATGGGATCCTCTCAACAAAAAGCCGCCCGAAGGCGGCGGTGGTAGATTCACGCCAAACGGAGGACCGTCATGCGTGATCGGATTCGGGAAAACTTCTGGCCTTGGCTAGGCGGCCTATGCCTTTTCGCTGGTGCTGCAGCTGAGGCGCTCGATCACCGCTACGGCACCGCTGTCGCCATGGGCGCCGTCGCGGTTGCCGTGGCGTTCGTGCGTCGATAGATCAGCTCTCGTCCGCCTCCTCGGCGGTGATCAGCTCGCTGTGCAGCGGCTCGGCCATCAGCTCCATGAAGCGCGTACCGCAGGCGAGGTGGAACTCGCCGAACATCGTGGTTCCGATGGAGCGCTGGCCTTCCTTGAAGAAGGTCTCGCTGTTGCCGGTGAAGGTCGTGCGGAAGACGCTGGTGATCTCCAGATACCGGCGCAGGTAGCGGCGGAACTCCGGGCGCTCCATCAGCGCGCGGATGTCGTCCTGCTCGGCCTTCTGGATGCGCTCGATGCGCTTGGCTTCGGCCTCGATCTGTTCGGGCGACTTGCGTCCGCTCATATCAGGCGGCTCCCGCGCTGGCAGCCGCACCGGCCGCGCCAAGCAGCGAGCCCGGCGTCGCTACTGCGCCGCCCGCATCCTTCGCAGCCTTCGCGTACTGCGCAATCGCCGGCGCCATAGCGGCCATCTGCTGGGCTTGCTGCTGCTGCGCTTTCTGTTCGCGGATCTGCGCAACCACGTCGTCGCTGCGCACGATCGCCGGCGGCACGCCAATGTCGTTGGCCAGCTCGTCGGCGGCCTGGTCGAAGTCGACCTTGTCGACAACGCCAGGATCAAGCGCCGCAAGCCCTCCGATGAACTGCAGGAACTGGGTGATGCTGCCCGTCATCAGGAACTTCTGGGCCTGCGCCAGGATGCTGATGTACTGCACCTGCAGCGGCTGGCCTTCCAGTTCCGGAGGCGGCGGCGGGATCATCCCCGATTCCAGCATGATCTCGAACGTGATCTCTATGGTCGGGTCGAGCAGCTCGTTGTTGAGCCGCTGCAGCACCGGGCCGAGCATCAGCAGGCGCTCCTGGTCGATCTTGCCGACCTCGAACGCGGTCTTGCGCGGATCGTCGGCCTGCCCACTGATCAGCAGAAACAGGCTGGCATAGTAGGTATCGCGGATGCGCTGGATGATGTCCTGCTTGTCGACCAGCGCGCCCTGGTAATCCGGTCGCACCTGATAGATCGGCTGGGCCGTGACGCGCCCTTCCTCGGCAGATACGAACGTCACCTGCCCCGGCAGCTGGCCGACACCGCGATTATGCAGCGAAGGGTGAGCCGCCAGTGGCGGGGTGATGTGCTTATCCACCGCCAGCGCGAACTGCTTCTCGCGCACCTGCAGCATCTTCGCATCGCCAAGTGCATCCATGCCGGGGCTTGAACCGTAGATGTCCTCACCCAGCACGTCCCAGCGTGGTGCCATGAAGCGCTTCGAGTTGAACCCGGACTCGCGCAGAAAGTCCTTCGCGTCGCCGCCGATCTCCCAGTAGCAGCTCGCCCAGGCCTTGTTCTTCGGGTCCATCCGTCCGTGCTCGCGGTCCTCGTTCGGGCAGACCATGTGCGCCACGTCGTACTGCTGCTCGTAGCGGCACAGGTTGTACGCCTCGCGGATGCGGTCGCCGACCTTGTCGATGCCGAACTTCGCCACGATCTGCCGCACCGTCATCTTCAGCTCGCGGTACAGCGTGTCGACCTCACGCCGCTCGTCGGTGGCCAGCCAGTAGCTGCCGACGGTGAGCGGATAGAAGCGGATCACTTCCTTGTCGTCGGGCTCGGCGAAGATCGGCGCGGTGCCGTAGTCGCCGAGCTCGCGGTAGGCCGTGGGCAGCGCGTTGTACAGGTTCGAGCGCGACAGCACGGTGCGCATGCGCTCCTCGACCATCCACAGCCACTGCTTGACGGCCGTGACCTCCATCAGTTCGGCGTCGGCGGTCAGCAGCCGGAACCACGGCTTGGCCGGGTTGGTCAGGCCCGACGACAGCCCCGCGGCCAGCGCCTTGCTCGACTGGGTCGGCGAGCTGTTGATGATGCGCTGGTTCTTCTTCCGGTCGCGGTTGGTTTCGGACAGGCAGAACCGGCCAGAGCGCGGTGAGATGAACTGCTGGATCTCGCGCCAATGAGGCTCCCAGCTCTCACGCTCCTGCTTCAGTGCAGCCGCTCGCTTCTTGTAGCGCTGGAGCTTCGTCTCCATCGGCTCACGGGAGGGCTGCATACCGGCCATGGGGTCAGTTCCCGATCAGCGTCTTGCTGGAGGTGGTGGGCGGCTGAGCAGCGCCACCGCCGCCAGTGAGGATGGTGGACTGCTGGCCGGCGTAGGCCTGCAGCCGGCGCTTCTGCGCCGCCGAGTCCATCTGGGCCTGGTCGTCAATGGCCTGCGACGGCTGGATCACCGGGGTGATCGCTGACGTCTTGGCGGGGCGCGGTGATCCACCGAGGCACATGGCTATTTCTCCAGCATCGCGAAAGGGTCGTAGGCGGACATGCCGCCATCGTGGTCATTCGATCCAGCCACCAGCGCCTCCAGGCTGCCGGCCTTGGGCTTAGGGGTCACGGGATAGGCGAAGGTGAGGGCCAGCGCGTCGGCGAGGTCAGGGGACCGGCCGATGCGCTTCTTGATCTGTTCCTTGGGCTCCATCAGGAACTGGTCGCCCTTGAACGAGTAGGTCGGCGTGGTGAGTTCGGCGACCAGGTTGGGTAGCTTCGGCAGCGCGCCGCCGGCCTTGATCCATTCGGCCATCTTGAACCACATCTCCGCGCGCTTGTTCGCGTATCGCGCGTCGCCGGCCTTGGCCGCGAAGTGCACGCCGATCGGGCTTCGGCCGAGCAGGTACAGGTTGTCGATCCACCCACCACCGAAACCGCCGGTGTTGTCGATGAAGGTCGCGTCTGCGCCCCAGTCCTTTTCCTTCTGCGCCACGAACCCAGCGCCGTCGGTCGTGCGCACGTTTCGCATCACCTTCGGCTCAAACGCCACAACACCCTGCCGCGGGAAGATCACGCTGCAGTCGTCGCCCTCGCGCGCCACATCGACGCCGAGGATCTTCGCCGCGAAGTCGTAGTCGCTCTCGCGGAAGTGGCGCTCCATCGCCGCATTGACGTCCTCGATGCCCAACAGCGAGCGGAAGCCGCCCGGCGGGAACAGGCCGAGGATGGTGGCCATCACCCACGGGTTGTCGCGCCCGTAGGTGGCGATCATCTCGCGCGCATGCTCGACGCTGACGCGCGGCGTACGCTTCGGGTCGTCCGGGTCGGCGGTGATCGTCACCACCACGCGACGCGGCGTCAGGTTGGTGCACGCGTCGTACAGCAGTCCGTCGATGCTGGTCGGGTTGCCGGCCTGGATAATCGCCGCGTCCTGCGGCATGCCGGTGAAGATCTGCTGCGCCGCCTTGCCCACCGCCACCGGCATGTCGCCGGTCTCGTCCAGCAGCACGAACGGGAACTGACTGTGCAGGCCCGACAGTGCGCGGCCGATGGCCTCGGCGTTGGCGTCCTTCGCGAACGAGCGTGCGGAGAGGAACCACGTCTCCGGGTGGTCGTTGGCGTAGATCTTCTCCTTCGTCCAGGTGAAGGCTGCCTGCAGGAACTGCGACCGGCCGCGCCACTTGGCTAGCTCCGACCAGAGGCCGTCCTTGAGGTTGTCGCCGGTGATCGACAGTGCCGCGCCCTTCGGGTGCTCACCCTTCGCAGCGAAGCAAGCCAGCCGGTGCCAGCCAAGCCAGGCCATCGTGGCCGACTTGCCCGGGCCGGTGCATGCCTTCATCACCAGCTCGCGCTTCGGGTTGGTCTCGCCACCCAGCGCCACTAGCGCGTCGTGCTGCCACGCATCCGGCTCCACGCCGAAGTTGTTGCGCACGAAGCTCACCGGATCGACGCGCCACTGGCGGATCCGGTCCTGCGCGGCGGGCATGCTCACTCCGTCTTGCCAGCCGCGGCGACGAGCGCCTCCAAGCTGACCGACCCGCTGTGCTCCACCTGGTTCTTCTGCTTCCAGTTCTCCTTGTCCCGGTTGCAGAGGTAGAAGATGCATGCCGCGGTGTCGGGCGGGTAGTGCTTGACCGTCTTCACGCGGGTGACCACGCCGTCCTTGCAGAAGATCTCCTCGGCCTCGTGGCTGTAGCCGACGGCGCGAAGGTAGAGCGACCGCTCGACCCGCTTGTTCGCGGGAAGCTTACCCACCGCCAGAGCCTTGGCGAAGGCGGGATGCTCAAGCTTCCAGCGGTAGATCGCCCGATCACTCACGCCGAAGAACTCAGCGATCTCCACGTCGGTGGCACCGAGCACGGAGGCCAGGCGCTTGGCCTGGTCGACGTACTCGGGTTTGAACTTTGAGGGACGGCCCATGGATCAGTGCTCGCTCGCGGGCTGCGCCTCTCGGATGGCGCGCTTGTCGTCGTTGCAGTCCTCGAGCGCCGCCTTGCGCGCCCGCGCCACGCGCACCGCCTCATCGACGCTCATGTTCTGCGGCTCAGCGATGGGGCAGTCCCGCAACAGCTCTGGCTTCAGCGGCACGTACTTGTCGACCTCGACGGTGACGACCCTGGGCAGCTGCGGCTGAGGCGGGTTGCTGGCGCAGCCCGCGGCGGCCAGCGCCGGGATCAGTAGCCAGAGAGCGCGGGACATAGGGTCTGCTCCAGGACGGCCTTGCAGCCGGTGGATTGCTTGAGCTGGTCGAACTTGGCGCGCCAGGCCTTCTCGGCATCGGCGCGAGCGGTCTTGCTGGCCTCGGCGTCGGACGCCGCCTTGTCCGCCTTGGCCTTCTGCGCAACAGCCTCGGCGGCGTTCGCCTTGGCCTGGGCATCCACGGTGTGCAGGGCATCGGCCGCGGCGCTCAGCGAGCCGGCGGCGGCGCGCAGCGCCTGATCCTTCGCCTCGATCGCGGCGGCATCCTTTGCAGCACGCGCCTGCACGCCAGCGTGATGACCCCACAGGAACAGGCCAAGCAGCGCAGCGGCAACCAGCGCGAGGCCGCCGAGCTTGGCGTAGAGGCCGGAGAACATCACGCCCCCGCCTGGTCAGTCTCGTCGGCCTTGCCGGCCCGCAGCTTCGGCTGGTCGATGCCTCGCGAGATCACGCTGGCGAAGGTGCCGAGCATGCTGCCGTAGATCAGTCCGTCCAGCGTCCACTGCGGAACGTGCTGCACGATCTCCACGCCCATGGCCTTCGCCGCGGCGTAGGCGCCGAGCGCGCTGGCGCAGGCGGCAGCGATCAGCCCGAAGCGCACCGACCAGAATTTCCAGAAGTGCTCGATGTCGTCGGTCAGCTTGATCACCGGAGTTTCCTCACCTGCTGGAGCTCGTGGATGTCGGAGCTGTTGCGATCGACCTGGACCTTCAGGGTCGCGACGTCGCTGGTCAGCTGGGGAATGTTCGACAGCTGCTGCGTCAGCGCTTGCAGCTGCGCGTTCGTCACGGCCTGCTGCGTCTTGATCTCGCCGATCGATGACTTCAGCGCATCGGTCGCCTCGGTCTGCTTCTCCTGCCCTGTCGAGTAGGTCTGCCACACGATGCCGAGCAGCGAGCACAGCAGGGTGAAGGCGCCGCCCAGTACGAACTTCTCCACCGTCGACAGCTTCAGCTTCCCCTCGTGGCCGCCCTGGTCTTCGAGTTCCATGGACTCGCCAGTCATGCCGTGACGATGGTCGCTGCGTGCACGGCGGCCGCGTAGTTGCCATGCCACTTGGCGCGGAGCTTGGCGCGATCAGCATCCGTTCCGCGGCTGTAGGCGCCCGGTCGCCAGTTGCGCAGGTAGCACTGCCAGGCCGCCTCTTCGTCATCCAGCGCCGGCAGCGGGTGCGGATCGGCCCAAAGCGTCAGGCGGGCGAAGGCGCAGGCGAGTGGGTCATCGCTCAGCAGTCCGGCGTAGACCTCGCTCTCAACAGGCGCCACCGCCAGCAGCATGCATACGCTGCGCGCGTAGCGGCTGGTGGCTGGGCTGGTGAGCACCCCGTGGATGCTGCCGCCCTGCTCCGCCTGCCACAGGCCGCGCGCCGGGCCGCCGACCTGCCTACGCGTCGCGTTGTTCGACTCCTGCCCTGAGGTGGCCAGCAGCTGCACGCGCGCCGGCAGGCTGTCGAACTTTGCCGGCAGCAGGTGCTGCAGCGTCGGCACGATGACCTGCGCCAGCACCTGGGCGGGTGAGGCTGGAAGCGTGAGCATCGGGGCGGCTCCGGGCAACAAAAAAGCCCCGGCCGGGTGGCCGAGGCTTTCGTGGGGGTGACTTTGCTTGTCGCGGAAACTACCCGTTTACCCCCTTGACGTCAACATGGCCTCATCACGCGATGGGACGGCTTCATCGCAGTGCATGGCCACCTCGGCACGCTCGACAGCCGCCTCCATCGCCATCCACAACCAGCCGGCGCCGATGTTCACCAGCAGCACGAAGTCACGCGACTTATCGCTTCCGGGCGGCTGGATCACGCGCCGGGTGCCAATCACCAGGTCGTAGGCCTGCCCGCTCACCGCAGTGAGCATGCCCTGCCGAAGCCGACCGACGCGCCCCGTGCCGCGGTGAAGCTTGTCGGCCAGCCACTCGATCACGTCCATGCGCCGGTGTGGCGTGCCCGTGCCGACGCTGTAGGCGATCTCCGGCCCAATGTCGCGAGGGTTGCGGCGAGCTCCGCACAGCGCCAGCAGCAGCGCGTTGTCGGGCAGGATTGAGCCGGCGACGTGAGGCGTGTAGCCAGAGCCTCCCGGCTCGCGCCATGTCGTGCTGCCGGCCAGACGGCCCATGCGCTCGATGAACCCCGAGCGGTCGGCATGGTTGAACGTGTCGGTGGTCATAGAGCCCCCTTGAGGCGGTCGTGGTCAGGATCGAATTGCAGGCCGGGCGTGCTCGAGCAAAGCGGGAAGCTCCGGCCGAACTTCTGGCAGACGGTGCGCCCGAAGACGGTCTGCGGATCGCGGTGAGTGCAGTACTCGCAGACGCGGCCCTCGCGCAGGATCTTGGCCAGCTCGCGCCTTGCGATGCCGCGCTCGGTGGACAGCTCGGGCCGGGTGTAGGTGTCAGGCATCAGCGCTGCGTTCCTCGAATGCCCGGCAGTGCCGCTGCGTGCCCGGGTAGTTCCAGCCGTTGAACTGCTCGCAGAAGCCCATGCCGGCGACGCGGTTGATGCGGTTGGGCGTGAAGTGCCGGCACCCCGCGCACGTCACCAGCGGCAGCGGATCGGGGGCTGGGCGATTGAGCACGGACAGGTCGGCGAGGAGTTGGCGGTCATGGTGGATCACATATCCACCCGCTTTCCGCAGCGGCGGCATTTACAGGCGATTTGCTGCCATTGGTCGATGAGGATGAAAGGCTTGCACCAGTCGTAGGTCTTCCAGGTGCAGATAGGCTTCCACGAGTGCAGGCCGAGGCGGCAGAGAATGCTCACGCCAACCTCCACACCGCCGGCTTGCCCGGCCTCGGGATCGTTCGGCGCACCTCGCGTCGCCTGCGCATGCCGACGAGGCAGGACGAGACGCCGAAGAAGTCGATGCCGGTGAGCTGGGCGACTTCGTTGGCGGTGCGGGCGCTTTCGCGTAGGGCGGCTGCGACGCGCTCGACGGATGCCTGCCGGCGCTTGGCGTTCTTGCGCTGCTGCCAAGTCATGCGAACAACTCCGGCGCCATCGGCACGCGCACGATGGGCTCGAACGTCGCCACGACACGCGCGCCGTGCTCGTCCGGGTCGCGGCGGTACTTGTGGATCTCGTGGTGGCGCTTGTCGTCCTTCCAGGCGATGCCGTTCAGCGCGTCGCTCAGAATCTTTTCGCAGTTGCCCAGGTCGATGCACTGCACCGTGTCGGCCCAGTTGTCTGGGTCCTTGCGAGCGCGCTTCGCCCAGTCGAGCGGCCGGTGCGGGTACAACTCCAGCGTGAGGCGCACGCGGCCATCGATGGGCCGGCGCACGCCTGCCTGCAGCGCCAGCAGCCGCACCTGCTGCTTGAACGCCTCGGCCTCGCTGGTCACATAGGTGACCGCCATCGCCTTGCGGGCGCCCTTCGCCGGGATGACGCGGGTGGCCCAGTAGCGGTTCGCGCTGATCGGGTACGGCAGCACAAGCATCACCGGCGCAACCTCCCCCGCCTGGGGTTTGTTCTGCAGCTGAGCGCTCACGAGGCACCCCCGACGAGCTCGAACAGGACGCGCCGCCGATCCCGAATGCCGGGCCTCTTCTCCGTCCAGCCGTTGCGCCGCGCCCTACCCTCCTCGACAAGGCGGTCCATGATGGCGCGCACGTAGCGGTACTCGCTGCCGATGCGCTCGGCCATCGTCAGCACGTCAACCGGCCCGGCGCGCATCGCCTCGACCACGCGGGCCTCGAGCTCTCCGGGTCGTGCACGCGCGATGCTGGTGCGATTCATGGCTGGCTCCTTTGGGCCTGACGCAACGGCACCAGCTCGAACATCAGGCGCTTGCGCCTGCCGGTGGAATCCCAACCCATAGCGCGAACAATTCCCTGGTCCTGCAGCGCGTTGAGCGCGCGGCGCACGCAGCTGTCGCGGCTCATGACGCGGTTCGCGATGGCGTAGGTGCAGGCCGGGCCGTGGGTCAGCTCGGCGACGATGTCGTCCTGAAGTGGGGTGGCCATCAGCGTTCGCTCCCGTGGCCGTGCACTTCCTGAGCCCAGGCGAGGCATTCGTCGCACAGCGGCTTCTCGCGTGTTCCCTTCTCGCAGCAGCGCGGGAAGTCATCGGCGACGGTCACCGGCTGGTGCGGGGAATGCTTCGGCTCAGCGACGTTGACACCGATGCGCTGGCCGAATTGCGCGAGCATCTCGTTCACGCGGTCGCGGCTCTCCTCGCGACGCTCGACCTCCTCCGGGCTCATGAGCGCCAGGCGCTCGCGTTGAGTCATCCGGGCCGGCATGGCCTCGAGGAACAGCTTCGGATTCGGCCAGGTGGTGCACGTCGCCGCGAGCGTGGCGAATGCTTGCCGGACGCGCATGCGGTCCTGAGCTTCGTGCCACTCGCGGCGATGGCAGATCGCCTCCATCCACGTCTCGGCGGTACCGGCGATCACGTCGACCGCGGGGGTGCGATCAAGGCTCAGCGTCACGAGCTTGCTCAAGCCGTCGAGAACCTCGTTCCTGAGCCACTGCGGTTGGTAGTTCATCGGGCTGTTTCCTGGCCTGGAGGGTTTCAAGGGCGGTGCGGGTGCGACTGGGCTGGTCGTTGGCTCGTCGCGGTGGTCCGGTGGCGATGGTTCGGGCACCGTCCGCGTGCAGTCCTCGCGCTGTGGCGATGGCGTAGGCGAACGGGTTGCGCGCGTCGGGAGTGGCGACGTAGGCGTCGCGGATGGCTTCGGGCGTCACGCCCTCGGCGAGTGCAGCGAGCAGGTCGGGGTGGCTGGCGTTGACCCTGGCGCAGCCGGCCTGTCGCATCAGCTGGCACGCACGCCCTGCGTCGGTTGATGGCGCGGGCGTCGCGGCGTCTCGCGAAGAGCGTGCGTGCAGAGCGTGCTCTTGCTCTTGCTCTTGATATATCCCTGTCCCTGTCCCTGTCCCTGTCTTAGCCATTGCAGGTGCGTTGCAGGCGTTTCCGTCCTGAAACGTTTTTGTTTCAGGTTGCGTTTCAGTTTCCGTTTCAGGTTTTGTTTCAGGCAGCAACGCAACGCGTTCCCGGAGAACGTCGATCTTCGTGTCGAACGGAAGCACGATGCCGTGGGCTCGAAGCGCTTTGCGTAAGGCTTTGTGCTCGGCACGGAACTGCTGCAGACGGGTGGTTTCGTTCTCCTGACGCTCCTGGTATTCCTCGCGCTCCTTCCATGCTTCCATGGCCTTTTCTGCGATCACCGGGTGGTAGTACCTGCCGTCGTCGCACAGCACCCAGCCACGCATACACATCGCCTTAACGCGCTTCCAGCGAGATGCTGTCCCTGACAGGTGTGCAAGAATCCGGTCGTCATTCGGCAAAGACGCCGCCGGAACCTGCGTCCAGGACTTGCACCACAGCGCGACTGCAGCCTTGAACTCGTCGCCGGTCGACAGCGCGAACAGGTCAGAGTCGATCAAGCGCACGGTGTCCAGTGGCATCCACGGCATACCGCGCAGGTCGACCTCGGGTGGAACCATGGGCGTCATGCCGGCACCCCGGAGAAAACCAGCGACTGCCACACGGGGCCAGGCGAGGCGTGGCCCTTGAGGCGCGGCTTCGTCATGCCGGTGCGGCGGATCACGTCGCAGCAGGCGGCCTTGCGGATGATCGAGCCCCAGGCGCGATCGTCGGTCGGTGAGCCGTAGCCGAGCCGGCGCGCTTCGGCGGTCATTTCCTCCACCGTGAAGAACTCGTGCGTGAAGGCGTATCGGCAGAGGAAAGCGAGAGCGAGGTCGGGCCACTCGTCGTCGAAGCGCTCGGCGTGCTGGAGCGCCTGCTGCATGCCGGCATCACGAGCCGCGCGGGCGGTGGCGAAGTCGATGCTGAGTTGTGCGCTCATCCGTGCCGACTCCTGATGACGTCGAAGCGCTCGCCGCCGTGCTTCTGGTGAAACTTGCGGCGGGCGGCGCGCGTGGCGAAGAAGTGGATCCAGCGGCCGGCGACAAGGTGCGCGGTACGCACGCCCCAGCGCGGCAGCGCCTTGTCTGCGGGCCAGGGCTTCACAGCGGCCTCCCGTCGCGCTCACGCTCGCGCCGGTAGCCCTCGGCCATGCGCTCGATGCGCTTACGGGCAACGGCCTCGCGGGCGGTCTGCACGTCCATCGGGTCGGCCGGCAGGAATTCCGGCTCGGGCTTGGGTGCGTCCAGGTGGCGCAGGTCGATCAGGGTGCGGGCGGTCATGCGGCACTCCCGCGCAGCGCCTCGGTGAGCACGCGCTTGTCGTGGACCAGCATTGCGATGCGCTCCTCGGCTTCGCGCAGACGGCGCTCGGTTTCGGTTTCCCGCTTGCGCAGGCTGGCCGGGTCGTAGCCGCGGGCGTGAGTGAGCCAGATCAGCGGCGCTTCGTTGCCGCAGAGGTCCATCAGGTCGCCCAGCTTGTCGACCGGGAAATGCGCCTCGCCGCGGGTGATGCGCGTCCAGTGGCTGGCGTCGATATCCAGCGCCCGATACACCTGCTTGTCGGCCTCGAACCCGCCCAGAGACACGCAGAGCTTGATGGCGCCGAGTAGGCTGGGTTGCGCCAGAACCAGTGCGGGATCGACGGCCTGCGCGGCGCGCGCCAGGCGCAGCGGGATCTGGGGTCCGTCCACCGCCGGCAACACGTTGGACTTCATTGGACGGTCCTCCCCGGGGCGAAATAAAAGCCATGAACACGCATCGCATTCATGGCTTAGGCCGCCTGCGCTTCGTCGCCGAAAAGGTCTGGGCGCTTCTCGATCGCGCGATACCGCTGCAGAAGCGGTATCGCGTCGTCTTCTTCCCAGCGGCCCACGGCCTGCTTGGTGATGCCGAACCAGTCGGCGACCTGCACATCGGTTTTCAGGCCGAGGCGTTCTTTGATCAGGCGCTTGGTGATGTTCATGGAGGCAGTAAATCATCGTTTACCCCTGGACGTCAACCGCTATTTACGCCTTCCAGTCAATGCTTGTTGACATGATTGGAGACCGCCTCAAGCAGCTACGCGTGGACGCCGGCATGAATCAGCCGGAGTTCGCCGCGATCGTCGGCACCACGAAACAGTTCGTTTCCCAGCTCGAAAGCGGGAAGAACCAAAAGCCGAACGCCGAACTCCTGGAGGGATGGGCACGGTATTTCCGTGTGAATCTTCGATGGCTGGTCTCTGGCTCAGGGCCAAAGAACGCTCCGGTCCCATCGGATGACGCCTCGGATTGGTCCGACATCATGGGTGTGCGCCAGGCTGCAGCGCTTGGCGAGGGACAGCTCGCCGACGAGTACGCCGAGACGCACAAGCTGAAGTTTCGCGCCGACAGCCTCCGCCGCAAGCATCTGCACGCGGAGAAACTGGCCGTGCTCTACGGTAAGGGCGACTCGATGCACCCAACGATCAAGGATGGTGACGCTATCCTGGTCGATACCAGCGACCGCACGCCGCGCGACGGCAAGCTCTACGTGATCACCTATGACGGTGACCTGCTGGCCAAGCGCCTGATGGAGCTCGATGGCGCATGGTATGCCGTCAGCGACAACGAGACCGACCCGAAGTGGCGCAAGCCGCGCCGGCTGGATCCGTCCAAGGGAATCGACATCGCCGGAAGGATTCGCTGGGTAGCCGGCTGGGTGGACTGATCATGCATAGTCCTTGGGGTGACGTGGAAGGATTCATGGAAAAGTACGGGCCAGGCGCTCTGCTGGCGCTTCTTCATGGAACATCCATCTGGTTCGCCTGGAACCACGACTGGTTCGATGCCACTTGGCCTGCGGTTCTGGCCATCGCGTATGCAACAAAGGACAGGATCAAAGACTGATCAGCCATGGAGTTGAGCGCCGCCGGCGCTTTTTTTTCGCCTCGTGGGTAAATTGTTGTTGACTGGTCCGGTAAATGGTGATTTACTAGCTCCAACAGGCCACCACGGCCCGCTGGAGACCGCCATGGACAGCAAGACCCCCGAAGTCATCTACATCGCCGAGAAGGTCGGCCCCGTGTTCCGCGGCCTGGTGATCGACCAGCGCACACAGGAAGTCCTGGCCCGCACCGCGACCTACGCGAGTGCCGAGACGGCCAAGAGTGCGGCCGCGTCGATGTGGCGCGTGATGCAGGCGAAGGCCCAGGCCGTGGAGTGCGCGGCATGAAGGCTCCCCAGTTCGCATTCGTCACGCCCAAGTGCTGCGCTCATCCGAGCGTCGCAACCATGGATCACCGCAAGTGGTCTGACCGCGAATCGAAGTTGATGGTTAATCGCGTCTGCCTGCGCTGCTACACGCACTGGTATGGCGAGGACGGCTTCAACGTGGTCGAGTTCACGCGCTCCGCGTGGGACCGATGGATGAACAGCCATGAGCAGGTGGCGGCATGAACCGCCCCATCCCGCACATCGGCCCCACCCTCGGGCAGCGCCAGGCCATGCGCTACGCACAGATCGACCGGGCGGCAGTGCTGCAGCGTCTGCACGCGCAGAACGTCGTGCTGATCACCGAGCAGGCCCACGAGGAAGCGCGTCAGATCGTCGAGGCGGCTTTCCGCGCTGAGCCGGCGGCGTTCGTGGCGGTCAAAGATGCGCCCGAGCCGGCGTGTTTCGTGTCGACGCACGAGGAGCTGGTCGAGGAGCCCGCCATTCGCTTCGGCATCAAGGTCGCCGCCGCGCTGATCGTCATGGCCGGCGTTGCCGCGGTGCTGCGTGATCCGGTGGCGCGGCTGCTGGTGATGCTGGGGTGGTGGTCATGAGCGCGCTGACTGGTGAGTTGCTGCCCGGCGAGTCGCGGCCGTTTGAGCTGATTCGCCCCTTCACCGCGGAAGAAGTCGTTGAGCTGGCCGGCAAGATGCGCGGCCGACGCCGCGCGGCTTTGCTCGCATATGCGCAACAACTGCAGCGCGAGACGGCCGTGGCCGAGCTGGTCAACGCCACGCGTAGGGCGCTCGCTTACTCCGATCACATCTGCGACACGGAACATGGCGGAACGCGCACCCCGCAGGCGGCGGAGCACTACAACCGCATGCAAGCCGCACTCGCCCGCATCGGGAGCGCCGCATGAACGCCATGCACCTCCCCGGACTCGACTCCTGGCTCACCGTCGAAGACGCGCCGCGCCGCCGCTATGCCTGCGTCGAGGATGCCGTCGCCGAACTGTCCGCCGAGCTGCTGGCCGATCACAGCCGCATGCGCGCCCTCTTCGAGGAAGACGCGACCGCGCAGGACGTGAGCGAGCTGGTCGAGGAGCTGATCGAGCTGCGCTTCCTGCTGTCGCGCTCGGAGACCGACACGTCGGCAGCACGCGACCTGGCGATCACGCGCCGCGACATGGCGAGCAAGGCAAAGAAGCTCGCTGAGGACGAGGCGAAGTATCAGGTGGATAACGCATGAACATCGACCTCATCGCTCTGGCCAATCAGACCAAGGTGGTGTCTGACCTTCGCGAAAAGCTGGCCAAGGCTCGCAGCGACTACGCGAACGTCAGGGCACTGCATGGGCAGCGCGGGTATGACGTCGTGATCGGCGGCGCTCGAATCTCAGTTGCCGAAATGGACCCGCACACCTATCAGGCGAAGCTGGTCCGCGGCTGCGAAATGATCCACCTGGGCGCTCTGAAAGCGCTGGACGCACGGGTTGATGGCTTGGCCGAACGCGTCAAGCACGAGGAGCAAAAGCTCGCGCGCATCGCAGCAGGTGAAAAGCCGTGAGCGGCCTGTCCGACCTCTACGACTACTCGATCCAAGACCTGGACGCGCTTCTGGCGCGCGAAGGCCTCGCGATCCGCGTCGTTCCCCTTTCCCTTTCGTCGTCCCCGGTGGGCGGGTTTACCCCTCCCACCCCTGGCCTGCCTGCCGGGGATGGCGACCTATCCATGGAGTGCAAACCGTGAGCGCTACCCGTGAAGCGATCGCCGCCACGTTGCGCGGCAAAGCAGCAGTGACTGAGGTCCGCGACCTTCTGGAGCGACTGACCGTGATCGACGCCGACATCGAGCAGGCGCGCGACGTCGTGCTGCCGATCGGCGAGCGCCCGTTCCAGATCACCGCCGAGGAGTACCACGACGTTCTCGCGCGCCGCCGCGACGCGGTGCTGCGTCGGTTGGAGAACAAGGGCATACGCGTCGCGCCTGATCCCGAGCCGGCACTCGCCCATCCCGTCATCACCGAGGACGCCAAGGCGTCCGCCTGATCCAACACCAACACGCCGCCCGGCGTATCCGGGCAAGGAATCCGCCATGACCGAGAACACCACCAAGGACGCCGGCAGCAACCTCACGGCGATCGCCGAATACACCGAGACCGCGGCCGCGTTGGCCGATCTTCGCCAGCGCCACCAAGGCGTGGTGTATGACGTCACCCAGCCGAAGGAAATGAAGAAAGCCAAGGAGGCACGCGCCGAGCTCCGCGGCTTGCGTGTAGCGCTTGAGAAGAAGCGCCAGGAGCTCAAGGCGCCGGTGCTTGAACGCGGTCGCCTGCTGGACTCGGAGGCCAAGCGCATCACCGAGGAGCTGGTCGCGCTCGAGGAACCGATCGACATCCAGATCAAGGCCGAGGAGGCGCGCGCCGAAGCCGAGCGTCTGGCGCAGCTGGAGGCCGAGCGCCAGCGCGTGGAGGCCATCCAGCAGAAGATCCAGACCCTGCGCGACGTGGCCGCCAGCCTGGTCGGCAAGCCCTCGGTGATCATCCAGGGCCGGCTCGAGCGTCTGCGCAGTGAGGCGCCCACCGAGGAGGAGTTCGCCGAGCACTTCCTGACCGCCCAGGACGCGCACACCGCGGCGGTCGCACGTGTCGAGCAGCAGCTGCAGGCCCAGCGCGACCACGAGGC